AAATTGTGAGCTTGTCTCGCCGGTAGGCTCACAAAGACTGGCCGGTGCGTAGGTGGTTCTCCGCACCGGCCTTTTTATTAAATCTGCTTCAACAGCAAGACCACAACCTTCGGGATCGGCGTAGTTCCGGCAAGCCATCGGTAAACCTGCCGTTCACTTCTTCCTATCTTTGCCGCAAATTCCACTGGTTCCAGATTAAGACGCTTCAAGTGTCCTTTAAGCTGCACTGGTGACATCTGTTCCGCGTCCTTCATAGTGATCTCCGAATATGTCCTTGAATATGTAGCTTGGCCCGTAGGTCGAGAAGTTCAAGCGGTCGCCCGATCCGTAATAATCCCAAACGCCACATTCGTAACCGTCCGACTTGAAGGCCCACGAATAACGGACTTTCGATTCATCGTCCGGCACTTGCGGGTTGTTAAGGATTGTGGCGATTTGATCCGCCGACAATCCGTGAAGCGTTCCGGTCTTATGCCCTACGGCATGGCCGAGCGGTGCGATGTCTCGGCTGGTCTGGACAGGCCAAACGCGAAATTCGCTCGGGTTGTATCCGGCTTCCGCGTCGCGCCACCCGAACCGAATTTCCATCTCCACATCAGCAAGGAAAACGTCGATGGCTTGCTCTGCCTCTTGCTCCGTGTCGAAGTAGATCGGCAATTCCTCACCGTCAAATTCTTCGGTCCATGTGTTCACAAATCCATCCAACAGCGTGAAATGCTGAACTTCCCATTTAAGCATTTTGTGGTTCTCCTTCGGTTGCGAGCGATTCATGCTCGGTTGCGAGCGATTCATGCTCTATTTTTTTATCGACGGTTTTGTAGCCCGAGTATCCGCAACTGGGACAGTGGATCGTGTCGTCGTCATCGCAACGCCAATCCTGCTTTTTGATGTCCCAAGTCCAATACGAATTTTGATAAATTTCCTGCCCGTCGCATTTTGGGCAATGCTTGGAAATCATCGTCATTTCAGCCCCTCCAATTCATAAAATCGACAATGCGATCCTCGTCGTCGATTAGGACGAATGAAAGCGGATCATCAATTCCAAAGCACTTTTTGGCGGCGCTGATGCAATCAATCGCCTCATAGATAGCGTTTTGATCTAAGCCCTTGTGCGCTTCGGGATAATCGAGTGACACGGAATAAACCGCGCCCCCTTTCTTTGCGGCCATGTAGCTTGACCAATCTCTTGACTTGAAAAAAGCAAGTGTAACTGCGGCGCTCATTGTGTGGTCCTCTCTGGTTTGGTTGCGCTCGTCTCATGCTCTAGTAAGGCCGCCATTCGACCTCTATGATGATACAATTCGGGTTCGCGTCTCTGCATTGCTCGCGGGCGTGATCCCCGTCCTCTGCCTTGCAATCAAAATAAAAGTGCGTTTCCCCGTCCGGTAATTCTATGTAAGTGACCAAAAGTCATCTAGATTGTCGTCTGTCATCTTGTGGTCCTCTCTGGGTTGGTTGCAATCGGTTCATGCTCGGTTGCGCCCGCCGATTGCTCGGCGGATCGCAATTCTTCGGTGAGCCGCTCAACGGCGGCCAAGGCCCGCGCCCGTTGTTTCGGGTCGCGGGTTTGGGCGGCAACGTGCTGTTGCCAGAAAATTGATTTGCGTAGGACGCTCGGCGCGTTCGGCTTCATGGCGTGGCCTCGGCTTGCAACAAGTCGCGCCATTGGCGGGCTGTTTCGGGATCAATTAACCAAATCGGATTTATGCCCAAGTCGGCGGCGCTTTCCTCGGCGGCTTCAATGTCCCCGCAATCTGCGAGACAATAAAGCCGCCCGTCGTCGGCAATGGCGAACCAACGGCCGGAAACGTCATTTTCCATTGCCGCCCCCTATATCCATTCGGACTTAAGAAAATAACCACCGTCGCGGCCTTCTGGGTTTTTGTCGCCGTAAGGCCAGAGCGTGCTTGCAAGGTTGTAAACGGACGCAAAGCCCATATCCATTCCGCACCCGTCAACGCGCATCCCTTTGCCGCTATCTTGAGCGTTTCGACCGCTCAAAACGGCCATACTTCCGGTGATCCAGATGGGGCGGTTTTCTTTGATAACGTAAAAGTCAATTCGGCGGCTCATGCCGGACTTTGAGACGGAACGCAGGACACAATAAACCGTGTCGCCTTGCTTCAATAAGTCTAGAAGGCGGGCTTTGGCCTGTTCCTTTAAAGCGCGTTCGCCCTCGGCTTTTGTCAAACGCTTGTAATCTTTCCAAAAGATATTTTTGTGCGCGTCTTTGCTTTCGGTGCGGATAATAAGGCCGCTCTCGGATTGTAAATATGTCGTCATTTTGTGGTCCTCTCTTGCTGAAAACGGGTCTAGCACCCGACGAGGGACAGGGCGCAAACCCTGTCCCGAATGAGATGCTAGGCGGCAAGGCCGATCGGCTGAGCGTTGTCATCATATTGAACTGGGGCGGTCATCTCGGCCTGTTCCCATGTGTCCAAACCCATCTCAACGCGAGACGCATAGGCCACAGCCTCGGGGTCGTTCACGTCGAAATAGATGCAAACTTCGTAATACACGCCGAAGTCATGCGACTCGCGCTTGATCCGGTAATAGGCGCTATCGGGTTCGGGTCCGTATACTTTCCGCAATGCTGTGATGTAAGCGTTACATTCCGTGCGGTTCAAGCGCTCGGCCCCTTCTGTTACGCCTGTTTGGGCGCAGGGTTCATCCGATGGGGTCGATCCGATATAAAAAAAGTCGATCATGGTTCAAGCCTCCTCAATTTCCAAAATCAGAACGTCGCCTTCGGCCTTTGCTTTGTATGATCCAGCAAGGATCGGCTGGATCAAATCCGACCGGATGCCGATTGCGTCAAGCATTTTTGCGGCCTGTTCGTTGTCGAATGGCATAATGGCGCTTTCAATCCAACGGAAGAAATTCGGGGTATAAATGAAAGCGCTTGAGGCTATACGTAGCGTTGTCATGGTTCTATTTCCTTTCAGCAAGACGCATAACCAAAAAACAAAAATCCGGTTTCCGTTTTGATACATCCGGCCGGACCCCATTTATCGTTAACGCGCTTGTCATCGTTTTCGAGATAATCATTCGCGCTTTGGATTGGCGTTTTCCCCTCTATGCAAGGCAAAACGACAAAATCATCTTTTTCCGCGATTGTGCCAGTGTATCCGGCATGGCCGAAACTATAACGAGCTTGCCGGACAGCCTCATAGAAGGCCTCTTTTGCAGTCTCTCCCGATACTTCGTCAAAAAATACATCTGCACCCATTTTGTGGTTCTCCTCTTTTGCTGATGGGCCTCATCAGGCAGGGCCTAACCCTACGACGGGCTTGCGCCCGTTTCGGCCTTTAGTATGGGCGACGGTCTCCGGCCGCATTTTTCCCTTTTGTGGTTATGGCTCCGGCCTTGTTCAAATACTCGCGGCGGATAAGTCCGGCCTTGATAGCCTCAAGCTCGGCCGCATCAATGCCTAGTCTGCTATACTCGCGGTCACGGTATCCTGATTTGAGGCCGCGAATAATTGCCAGAACTTTTAATTCGGTTTCGGTCAATTCTTCCGACGGGGGCGGCAGTAGCGGGGCCGCATCGCTCGGCAACATAAAGAAAGTCAGGCCAAGGTCTCGGCCTTGGAAAGTGATTTCCTTCACGATTGCAAAGCCGGATTTAAGCGCGATGGTCTGGGCCTTGCGATCCGGTGACCATGGGGCGCTGAATGTATCGGTGACGGACGCGCGGCGGCCTGTGGCAAGGTCAAGCGCATAAAAGACATTGCGCGATCCGCCGTTCCAGTTGCCCTCGTGGGCTTCGATGGTGACGCTTTCGACAAGTTCGGCGCGAAGTTGTTTTCCGCGATAGCCTCCGAGAATATGGGCGGGAATTTGGTTCGGTTCTAGGTAAATCATGGGGTTGGTTCCTTTATTTGAATTAAGTTCCAAAGGTCATCTATGAAGTGATCGCCGCGCCATTTGTCGCAAATATCTTCGGTTGTAATGGCGTAATAAGTCGGGGTCTTTTCGTCGTCCGGAAATATGATAGCGCGGGCGGCAATGTCGGAAAGTTCTTCATCACTGAAAACAAAATCCACGACATAAAAACCCATCCCGCAAACGCCATTGCGGTGAAAGTCTTTAGCTATGATCCGGTCAATTCTCACGGTCATGGGCGGCGGTTCCTTTTCGGATAGGTGACAAGGGCAAGGGCGACCATGCAGAGGACAAAAAGCCCCTGCATGGTGAAGGTCCAAAAATCTAGGCCGGACATTAAACGCGCTCCTCGGCTTCGGCGGTCTCGGCGAAGGCTTCGGCGCGGCGGATAATGGCGCGGGTTTCTTTGTTGTCGGTATGGTCGGCGATAACGTCGAACCCGTCGTTTCCATAAACGAAATAAACGGCTCCGACGCGGCGGAGGCCGTCGTCCTCATCATCTTTATAGAAAACAAGGGCTTCTTCATCGGTTCGCATAGCCTCGGACATGATCCGAATAAAATGCGAAAATGGGGCGGTCATCTCGTGGTCGCCGTTGTCGATTGCGACGCGATAGCCTCGGGCCAGTGCGTCCTCAACAATCATTCCAACGATCTTACGCTCTAGTGCTTGGCGGTGCTTTACGGCTTGTAAGCTCATGGGTGGGGTTCCTTATTCTTGGATTTGCCATTCTGGGATAATGCTGTCGGGGTGGGGAACTTCTGGGCCGCAATAGTTTGGGTTCGGTTCCCATGTATCAAACGGGGAAAGTATCCAAGCGGCCTCTGGGCGTTCGCGTCCGGCATTTGCGGCGTGTTCGCGGGCCGCTTCTGTTTCGGTGGCTTTCATGTGGTTCTCTTTTCTGTTTGGTAGGCTGTAGGGACGCACACATTTACATGACATAATGTCATAGTCAACAAAAAAGTGTTGACGAAATAAGCAAGCGAAAACAAGGGCTTAGCAAGCGCGGGCGTTGAAGGGGGAAATAATTCGCTGATTTATTTCCGGAAATAATTCGCTGATTTGTTTCCGGAATTAATTCGGGGATTTATTTCGGTGCGGGGGCCGAAAGGTGCGGCCTTGCTGAGGACATAACAGGCAGGGGCAAGGGGGAAATAAATCGGGGAATTATGTCCGGAAATAATTAGGACGATATTTTCCGGCGGGGTCCGGTGCTAGGCGTGGGGGTTTGGGTCGGGATCGGCGGCAAGAGCGGGCGGGTTCATGACGTGGGGCGGGCGGTGCATCTGGCGGGCGGTGGGGATTGAGTGGGTTCAGCGTCGCCTCAAATGGTGAGGCAAAATGGGACAAGGGCAAAAATTGAAAGGCCGAAAGCCGCTCTCTTTGCTGATCTTGTAAGAGAGACATAAGGGGGAGAGACAGGGGGAGAGGATAACAGACAAGGGGATAGGGTCCGGTCTCTAGCCTATGCAGGGGCAAATCAAAGAATTGATTAAAAGACCATGAATTTGATTTTTTGAGGAATAGGCGATAATAATGTTTTCAATATGTTATGTTATAACATTACATTGGTATCAGAGGTGAGACATGGGCGCAGGGGGAAAGCGTGAGGGCGCAGGGCGTCCGGCAGGGTCCAAGGGTCCGTATAAGCCGCGCAAGCTCAAGCCATATACGGCAAAGCAAGAGAAGAAAATTCTATCCAAGGTCAGCCAAGCGCCGGAGGATTTGCCGCTTCATTTCTTCTTGGCGACAATGCAAGACGTTTTCTATGACCGAGACGGGAACCATCAGCCAATGGACTTCAAGCAAAGGTTCGAAGCCGCCGTTCATGCCGCGCCTTATGTCCACGCGAAAAAGGCATCGGTCGAAGTGAGGGGCGATGAGACCGCGCCCTTGCAGGTGCAGTCCGACATAGGGCAGGCATTAAAGCAGTTGGCAGAGATGGCGCGAACGCGAAGCCTTGCTGATACGGGAAACAATGTCATCGACCTAGAACCCGCAACGCTACCAGACCAGACCGACGGGAGCCGATAGGTATATGACCGATCTATCATTGCCAGAGCCAGACTGTTTTAATCCGGTGAACCGGAACGCGCCGGAGGCCGACACCGGAGGCAAGACTGTTTCGGGACCGGAACGAGGCGAGGCGGTGACCCCCCACGCGGCCCGCAATATATACCGGATGCCCCCCTCCCAAATTTTTTCAAATTTTGGTCACTGACATAATGACACCATTCCAGACCATAGCCGACGAGGCCGCTAAACTGGACCCAGTTAATCAATTGGCAATTAATGCCCGGCTAAAGTGGCTGATGGCAGCAAGGCCGAACCAGTTGTTCCCGGAGGATAACGATTGGTCGTATGGTGGTGCGCTTGCTGGGAGAGGCTTTGGCAAGACGAGGATGGGGGCGGCGTGGGCGTGGTGGAAGGCGTGGATGATGCCTCAGTCGTTTGGGGCGATTATTGCACCGACGCGGTATGACGTTCAGTCGGTTTGCATTGAGGGGCCTGCGGGAATTTTGTCGCAAATTCCTGCGGAATGTGTGGCCGCGTATAACAAATCGGATTTGAAAATTACGTTGACGAATGGGTCAACAATGCAGGGGTTCTCTGCCTCGGAACCTGATCGTCTCCGCGGACCGCAGCATCATTGGGCTTGGTGTGATGAGCTTGCTGCTTGGGAGGATGGGCAGACTGTTTGGGATATGTTGCAATTTGGGATGCGTTTGGGGGAGCATCCTCAGACGATCTGGACAACGACGCCGCGGCCGATACCGATTGTCAGGAAGCTGATTAATCTGCCGGGGACGCATCTTATCAGGGGGTCAACGTATGAGAACCGGGACAATCTTCCAAAGAGCTTTTTTGAAAATCTGGATCAATACTCCGGGACTAAGATTGGTCGGCAGGAGCTTTTGGGTGAGTTACTGGATGCGGAAGAGGGGGGTGTTATCAAGCGAGACTGGATACAGATCTGGCCTAGATCGGTTCCTTTACCGCCTCTTCAGTTGATTGTTGTGTCGTTGGATACTGCATTTACGGACAAGCAGATTGACAAGAAAACGAAAGATCCTGATCCGACCGCGTGTGCGGTGTGGGGGTATTTCGACCACGACGGACGGACGGGATTTTTGCTTCTGGACTGTTGGCAAGACCATATCGGTATGCCAGAACTTATCGAGAAGGCGAAGAAAGAGATGTCCGTGAGGTGGGGTGATGATGAGTTTCGAGCGGCCATCAAACCGGCCCGGGGATCAAATAAACCTTATAATATGGGCCAAAAGCCTGACCATCTTCTTATCGAGGATAAAGGGTCGGGTATCTCTCTCAGACAGATGCTCTACCGGGAAGGGATATTTCCCATTGCATACAATCCGGGACGCGCTTCAAAGCTCCAGCGACTACACGCCGTATCTCACCTCTTCCACGCCGGACTTGTCTATGTCGTCGAGTCAAAAAAATCTCCCGGATACCCTGCCACTTGGACAGACGAATTGATAACCCAGCTTTGCACTTTCCGCGGTGAGGGGTCGATCAAGCACGATGACTATGTTGACGCCACCACTCAGGCTTTGCGCTGGATGGCTGATAATGCTAGATTGTCGGTGACTGAAGACGATGATGACGAACCCTATCGGCCGCAAATCCCAGTGGTGAACCCCTATGCCGTTTGATCCGACAAATCCGAGATTTGCATCGCCTCTTGCTGGTGTTACGCAAGACCGGCTCACGGGAATGATGAACCAGCCACAGACAAAAGTCTTTGCTGCCCAGCCGCAAGACAGCGGGACAACACCGGGATCTGCAATTCTTCCCGGTCAGATGCAGCTTAATCAAACGATGGGCATGGCAAAGGGAGGCCCGGTTGTCGATGAACTTGCAGGCGTCAAGGAAACCATCAGGGGTGAATTTGCAAAACGTGGATTGGACTTTGACCGTTTCGTTTCAAACCCCGCAGTCATGGACGAAGTGGGAAAGGCTATCCAATCTAAAGGCAAGAATGGGGATACCATTCTCGCGCATATCAATCCTCAAGAGGCCAAACTGCTTAAAGAACATGGTGGGTCTGGAACTATTAATCCTGATACCGGTCTGCCTCAGTTTGAAGCGTGGGGCGCAGCAGGTGCGGCGGATGCTTACGGCGGTTCGTGGGGCGGCAGCAGCGCAAGCAATTATACCGGCGGATCAGACCTTGGCGGTTACGGTGGTTCGGGAAGCGGAAGCGCAAGCTGGAGCGGAGGCGGCGGAAGCGGCAGTTTGGGGCCAAGAGGGCCTATCACAAGTTCAGGACAATCATCAGGTTATACGCCGTCCAGAACCGGAGGGGATGGTGGCGGCAGCTTGGGGCCGCGTGGTCCAATTACAAGTTCGGGCCAATCATCTGGTTACACACCGTCTTCAAGCGGTGGAGGCCGCGGCATATCTTCTGTTTCTTCTCCTCAAACGTCGCTTTCACCAATGGGCGTTGGAGGCGGTTCCGTATCTATGGGATCGCAACAACCGTCAGCTAATGAAGCAACTGGTTCTGTCCCGTCGTTCGCAGGTTTTGATCCGATGTCGGGTATCCCCATCGGTGGGACCGGCGATCTTTCTGGTCTCGGACAACTTGCGACAGCACCTTCTCTTGCCGCAGCGCCAGCGATAGGTGCAGGTCCGATTGATCTCGGCAACACACGTCCGGAAATCAGCGACATCAATTTCTCAGATATGAACGCTGGCATGTATCCGGGCGCGACAATGCCCGGCGGCGTTTCCAACTTTGCTGCTGCTCCGACAGATCCCGGTTACACAGACATCGGCCTGACAGCAATGCGCATGGCCGCAGGTCAGGGCGATGCCGGAACAATTGATCGCAGAACAGGTATTGGTCAGGGAACAGAATATAACCTTGCCAAGCTCAACGAATTTGATCCGGTGTCACAGACACAAGGCGCAACAATTCTGAACCGGATGATGGATCTTGGCTATTCGCCGGGCTTCGATCAGTTTGGTGTCGGCCGCACAATGGCGCAGCAAGCAGCACTTTACAATGCAGCAGACGGAAATCTGACCGCAGCCCCCGGACGCTCCATGCACAACTTCGGTTTGGCAATGGATGTCGAAAACCTGAATGACCAAGGATACCGCGATCTTGCGCGTATTGCAGGTGAAGAAGGATGGGGATGGGGAGGATCGGCTGATCCTGCTCACGTCCAAATGGCTCCGTGGGGCGCTGGTGCAATGCAAACCGCACAGCGTCTTGGTGCGCAGCCGTTTACAGGTTCATCGACACCGCAGATGGCAACGTCATCTTCGCCGTTGCGTGAAGCCCTTAACACAGCATCAGACATTGCCAGCGAATTGTTCGGCGTAAAGTCTGCGACCGCGGCAGAGCAACCGCAAAATGCTGCGCTTGAAAATCTTTTCCGCGCAACGGAACCGTTTGGCGGTGAAGAAATCATGTCGCCGTTTGTTGGAAATGCTCCAACAGCAATGGCATTTCCGCCGCGCTCTCAAGATCAAATGCTTGCAGCGTTGGGCATCAGCCCCGGCCCGGTAAGCCCCGCGTCAGAAGCGCAAATTGCGGGCAGCGGTGTTTTCCCGTCAAACGCAGAACTTGGAATAAAACTGCAAGGCCGCGCACCGGGCGCTGGTCCAAATTTCCCTGAAGTCCAAGAGGCTATCAATATCACGCCACCTGCAACACCAATGCAGCGTTTTGGCTTGCCGGGTGAAATGGCAACGTATGGAGAAGAACCGCCATATGTGGAAGCATTGCCGCGCATGGGCGTGGATGCGTTTGGCCTTGCTGGTCCATTGGGCATGTCGGAATTAACGGTTCCGTCGGCAGATCTTGAAAATCCATTGGATGAACGCGGAACACCGTATCCGCAAGTTCCCGTTGACCCAAATTCATATCAAAACTATTCGCTAAATCCCGAGTTTGCATATCAACAGATGCTTGGTTCATTGGGATGGAAGAGCATGTT